GCTGCTGACACCGCAAAAGGATTAAAGGAATTGCAGACAGAGGGAATTTTCTCTGATATGTTTAGCAAATTTAAAGACATTGTGTCTGGTGGATTTAAAAACTTTGTTGGTTGGGTAAAAAAGAATTATTTAAAATTATCACAAGTTATAGCTGGAGTTGCAGTCAAACTCTCTAATAGAATTATTGCAAAAAATAATGGAATGAAAGCTATAAACAATGTTCTTCAAGACACAAATCTAAATGAATCTAATTTAACCACATTTCTTGGCGAAAAGAAAAGTCAAGAAATAGTAGTAACACAAAAATTGGTTGACCAATTTAAGGTGATAGAGAGAGAGTTTATAAAAAAAGACGCAATCAATAAACTTCACAATGATAATGTTGCACTAATAGAAAATTTAAATAATAATTTTACTTCTCCTGGCAGAAAAGTACCCCCAATTTTGATGTTGCCAAATACTAATGCTGGCATTTTGGAGATGAACGAGATAAAGAATGGGGTTGATAAAGTTATAAAAAGTAAAGTTGGGGATGTTATAACAAAATCTGATATCTATCTTGCACTAAAGGTAGGAATGAATTACTCTGCAAATGTTGCTATATTTTCTATATTGAAGAGTATAGAAAAGAATATGGGCCAATATGAAAATTTAAGTCAAGCACTATTTTCGTTTTCAGCAGAGTTTGAATCTGAGGCTAAATTTGGAAACACTTCATTGCCTCTAGTTATTGCATATGGTGGAGAAAAAGGTAAGGCGGTTGTATTAGGAACAAGGGATGACTACAAGAGAGATAAAACAAATGAATTGACCCAAACAGGTAGAGACTTTAATGATTTCCCTGTTGCAGTTATAAGTGTGAGAAAAGCAACATCACGAGGAGATGCAACAAAACAATTATATAACGTCATTCATTTGAAAACTGTTACAGACTTTAAGGATGTTGGTGGAAAACCAGAACCTGTTTATTTAATGTTTGAACTTATTGCAGACCAGAGTAGATCGTTTACATTAAAGATAGAAGGCAACAAATATCAAGATAAAAGTAAGGCATTAATATAAATGATAAACTTTAGTTCATATCTTACAGAAGACAAAGACGGTAAGAACCTACACCTAGAACATATCGAAGATGAAATCCTCAACTTTGGTGTGCCAGGCGGCAGAGCTGCAATTAACTTTATTCGTTCTCTTAGAGATATGCTTGCTGGCGAATCACGTTCATCAGTAAACATGACTGTTAAGTGGGATGGTGCTCCTGCAATCTTTGCTGGTATTGATCCAGCAGATGGTAAGTTCTTTGTTGCAAAGAAGTCTGTATTTAATGCGACACCTAAGTTATACAAGACTGCCGCAGAGATTGATGAAGATGGATTGTCTGGTTCACTGAATAGTAAGTTCAAGATTGCACTTGCAGAGTTTTCCAAGTTGGGTATCACAGATGTACTTCAAGGTGACTTGATGTTTACATCAGAAGATAAAGGTAATGAAAAGATTGATGGAAAGTCATTCATCACATTTCAACCCAACACAATCGTATATGCTGTAGACCCCACATCAGAAATTGGTAAACAAATTAACTCTGCAAAGATTGGTGTTGTTTGGCATACCACATATACTGGTACAGACTTGCAAGGAATGAAGGCATCATTCGGTGCAAATATTAAGGGGCTTACTAAACCAACATCAGTATGGATGGATGACGCAACATACAAAGATGTTTCTGGTAAGGCAACAATGACTACTGCTGAAACTGCAAAGGTTACTGCATCACTCTCATCTGCTGGTTCTACATTTCAAAAGATTAATGCTCCTATGCTCATAAAGTTTTTAAAACTACAAGATAGCATGACAGGAGCTCTTGCTGGTGCATCACTGAAGACTTACAATAATAGTAAAGTTCGTGAAGGTGCAAAGATTACTAACCCAAAAGCCCATGCACAAGGATATACTGCTTGGGTTAAATCATCTATTCAGAAACAGATTGATAAGGCAAAGAGTGTAAAGGGTAAGGAAAAGTATACTAAGATACAACAAGAGTATGTTCGTGAAGTAAACAAGCATACAAAGAATCTAGAGAACGTCATTGCATTTCAAGGACACTTGGTTGATGCAAAGATGGGAGTTGTAAAGAAACTAAATAGTGTAAAGGGATTGACTGATACCTTTATTAAAACTGCAAATGGTTTTAAAGTAACTAACCCAGAAGGTTATGTTGCTATTGACAGAGTATCAGGAGAAGCAGTGAAACTTGTAGATAGAATGGAATTTAGTTTTAATAACTTTACTGCAATAAAGGCGTGGGATAAATGAAAACTTTTGATGAACTAATGCAAGATTTATATGAACGCAAAATTATGACCGTTCAACAAAGAAGAAAAATGGGTATTCGCATGAAGAAGATGATGAAAAACCCAGCAGTTCAAGCAAAGATTGCAAGAGCAAGAATGAAGAAAGCTCCAGATTCAAAGATACGGCAACGTGCAAATAAGGCAGCAAAAACACTAATCATCAAAAAGTTTGCTGGCATGGATGCTCAAGCATATGCAAACTTATCTCTGCAACAAAGACAGATAATTGATGATAAGATTATGAAGACAAAGGCAGGCGCTGTTAAAAAGATTGCAAAGAAGATGTTGCCTAAGTTGAAGAAGGCAGAACTTGTCAGATTGAAGCTTGCTAAAAAGGGTAAAATGGAACAATGAAAAAGTTTTCGGAGATAGTTGAGGCAAGAGGGGATACTTGTGTATTCACTTTTGGCAGATTCAATCCACCAACTACAGGACATGAAAAACTATTAGATGCAGTGGCTGGACAGGCAAAAAAGAATCCTGGCGCACCATATTATGTATTCGCATCTCACTCTGAAAACGCAAAGAAAGATCCACTTCCATATGCAAAGAAAGTTGCATATATGAAGAAGATGTTCCCAAAACATTCAAGGAACATTGTAGTCGATAAGGCAAGGAACGTATTTGAGATTGCAGTCTCACTATACAACAAAGGACACAAATCAATCGTAATGGTTGTCGGTTCAGATAGAGTTGCAGAGTTTGAAGGTCTATTGAACAAGTATAATGGTGTTGAATCAAGCCATGGATATTATGGTTTTGATAACATCGAAGTAGTCTCTGCTGGTGAGCGTGACCCTGATGCAGAAGGTGTGACAGGAATGTCTGCATCTAAGATGAGAGCAGCTGCATCTGCAAATGATTTCGATCAGTTCAAACTTGGAGCTCCAAGTACATTCAAACAGGCAATGTCTTTATTCAAAGATGTTCGTAAGTATATGGGTATTCGTGAATCATTTGTTCCAAGAACAAATGTGATGACTGATGAAGATGTTATTCGTGATTTGTACATGGAGAACAAACTGTATTCTATTGGTGATACTGTACAAGATAACTACACAGGCATATCTGGTGAAGTCATTCGTAGAGGAACAAACTATCTCGTGTTTGCAGAACAGGATGGTACTACACACAAGAAGTGGTTATATGAAGTCAAACAGGATAAAGATATCAAAGATAGAAAAGGTACAGAACCAGCAAAGTATTATGCAAAAGATGCTGATGGTGATGCAATGTCTGTATCAACTAAGAAGAAACGTGCGGCACACTTTGCAAAAGGTAAAGATGGCCCGGCTCCTGGCGATGCAAGAGCAGATACTAAACCGTCCAAGTACACAAACAAGTTTAAGAAAATGTTTGGTGAAGAAGACCCTTGTTGGGATACTCACAAACAAGTTGGTATGAAAAAGAAGAACGGCAAGATGGTGCCAAACTGTGTTGCTAAAGAAGACTTTCAGTTGGATGAAAAGATTGAAGGACTTGTTAATAAAGCAGAGAAGTCTGGTATCTCTTATGGTATTCTAAAGAAAGTTTATGACAGAGGTATGGCTGCATGGAAGACAGGACATCGCCCTGGCACCACTCCACAGCAGTGGGCATTTGCAAGAGTGAACTCTTTCCTTACAGGTGGTAAGACAAGAACAACTGCTGATGCAGATTTGTGGAAACAAGCGAAAGGTCAAAAAGAAGAAGGTGACCCTCGTGAAATCGGAACGGATGCGAGAAGAACTATGACACAAAAAGAAACTCCAGGCCAAAAGGTTTTTTCGTTCTCAGAACATATGAGTTGTGGCACACCTGATTGTTGTAACGAATGTGAAACTTCAAGTCTAATCGAATCTAACCAGTATCGTGTAGGTTCTGAAGCATACTACAAGTTCTTTCAAGAAAAAAGACGCCTCTATGTAAATGGAGAACTCAATCCTACTGGTTTTGATAAAGAACTACTGGAAGGTGATATCGGTAAATATGATATGTACGAAGGACAACACGTTCCACTTGACTGCCCAATGGTAGAAGAGAAGGACGTTGAACTGAACAAACCAAAAGTCGGTGGGCCTAAGAAGTACTATGTGTACGTTAAAGATCCATCAACAGGTAATGTCAAGAAAGTAACATTTGGTGATACAAGTGGACTGAAGGTTAAATTATCAGACAAGGAAGCAAGAAAGAATTTTGCTGCTCGTCATAATTGTGACCAACAGAAGGACAGAACCAAGGCTGGATATTGGAGTTGCAATCTTCCAAGATATGCAAAACAATTAGGTTTGAGTGGTGGGGGTAATTTCTTTTGGTAAATCCTTATGAGGACGAACTAGAGGGAGATTGTAAGATTAGAACCTTTTCAGAGGATGTATCTGAAGACGAACTAATCTGGCATCGTGATAGAAATGATAGAGTGATTACAGTTGTTGAAGGTGCTGGATGGCAACTTCAGATGGACAACAAACTACCAGAGGAACTGCAAAAAGGCAAACTCTATAATATAAATAAGATGGAATTCCATCGACTAATTAAGGGTGAAGGTACTCTTAAAATTAAAATTTGGGAAGATTAAAATGACAAGATATTCAAAAACAATGTCTGAGGCCCTTCAAGAAGTATCAGAACGTGCGTCTGCAAAACGTGATGCAATGAAGGCAATGGGCAAAAACAAAGGTATTGATCCAGCTGATGTTGATACGGATGCATCTGATGATGATAAAAAGGCCGCATCTAAGAATATTCTTATGCAGTTGAGAAAGTCTGTATCAATGAGAGGCAATCATAATGTTGAGTTTGCTTCTGGTAAACACAAGGTTGATGCTAAGATTGCACAGGCAGTACAAGACAAGTTTATGAAAATCAAACGTCCTGCTGACAAACAGGCTTTTCAAGATAAGATTGGAAAGTCTTATAAAGATTTGCTTATGGCTCTCAAAGAAGAGTATGAAATGTCAGAAGCAAAAGAAGCTTATGTATGTGAAGATTGTGGATGTGAACAGGGTAATGCAGACCCAAACTGTAGTTGCCCAAATGACTCCACTGACTTACAAGCATCTTATTGGGTGAAGAAAGAATCAGTCGATGAAGGATTTGAACTTGAAGAGGGCATGAAGATGAATGACCCTAAGTTGCTCAAGATGTTCGACAAACTGAAGAAGGGTTCTAAGATTAAACTCAAGACTAGTTCTACAATCAGTCAAGGTAAAGATTATGTAGAGTACATTGTCAAGTCAAAGAACTTGGTAAACAAAGGCAGAGTAGAAAAGATTACACTTGCAACCGTAGGTAATGAGAAGGCAGTCAAGAAGTTCCTGTACAAGAGAGATGGAACTGTAGGATTTGCTATCGGTGATATGGGTGCATCTATTGATGATATCAAAGAAGCTATCGATCCAAGTGACACTGGTGGACAAGAAGAAGTATCAATGGCAATGAGACAAGTTGCTGGTATTCGTCATTTCGTAGATGGTATTGAAATGAGAGTGAAGACAGTTGGAGACATGGAAGAGTGGTATCAGAACAAACTTACTAAGGCCCATGATTACCTAGAGACAATTTACTCTTATGGTAAAGGTGATATGTCAGAGGCTTTCAAACCTCATATGATGTATGACCCTAAAACTGGAAAAGGTTATAAGGCAGAGAAAGAAGCAGACCATCTCAGAATGAAAGATATGGGATATACCCATGAGAAACCAGAGATGGATGAATCTGTTGAACTAGAAGAGAAGTTCAAGGTTGGTGATAAAGTAAAGGTGAAGAAAGGTTCTATGAAAAGTCCTTCTCAACGCCATTATGAAAAAACAGTCGGCACTATTGTAAAAGATTATGGAGATGATGATTTCAAAGTCAACTTTGGCGGTAATGATAATTTGTCCATTGAGGGTGAACTATTAGTAAAAGAAGAAGTCGAACTTGATGAAGCACCAAAGATGAAGTATGCTCTTGTTGGTAAAGATATGAAAATCTATTCAATGGGTAGTGATGAACGAGACTTGAGATTAGATAGAAGAAGTCTAGAACAGCGTTTCAAAGATGCTGCACCACTAAAAATGGCAAGACTTAAAACTGCACAGAGTATCGGCGACAAAGTTGACAAATCTCAACTCAAAGAAGAAGATGAACCTCAAAAACCAGATTCTGCTAAAGAGGTAGAACAGGGGCGTGAAGATAAGAAGAAAACTCGTATCGCCCAACTGCAATTGCAAATCGCAAAGGCGCAAGAAACAATTAACAAAATGAACTCACAGGAGAAATAAAATGCCCAAGTATCTTGAAACTAAAAAAGGTAGTCTTGAGAGTGCTGTGCTTGAGGCAATGTCTCCAGCACAACAAGCTGCAATCGCTATCTCTAAGAAAGAAAAAGAGAAAGAAGAAGAGAAGTTAACTGACGAAGAACTTTCTGCAAAACAAAAGAAAATTGACCTTAATAAGAACGGTAAAGTCGATGGTGATGACCTCAAGAAATTGAGAGCAAAAGCAGACAAGAAAGAAGAAGTCGAGATTGAAGAAGGTTATAGTAAAGTTAAATCTGGACACTATGATGTAAAGGTTACAGTTAAAGATAGAGAAGTTGCTGCTGTCAAAAACTTTATACAGAACTCTAGAGTGTATAATAACGGAGAGATCGATGATGTTGATTCTGACGCAGTAGATGGTGGGGGAAACAAATTCAAAGGAACTGGTGACATCTATATTCAAGGCGATGGTGCTGGTGATTTGGGGGTTGAACT